TTAAAAATCGCGGAGCTGGAGCTCCAGGGTGAAGTCGCGGGGTTTGGTTTTCTTCTCTTTGGTGTAGGTTACTTCCACGCCGAGTGCTTTTAGGGCGCTGTTCTTGACAGCCGGGGACATGGTGGGGTAGAGCTGGACCAGATTCTCCAATGCGGCGGCTGCTTTGCGAGGATCACTGCGGCGGCGCTCATCTATCTGGCGCTCGAGGTCTGCCCGCTTGTTTGCAAGCTCGGCAAGCTCTTTTTCGGCGGTGTCCAGGCGTGAGCGGAACGTAGAGCGGTCATATGTGCCGTCCTCGAGGAATTCATAAAGACGCGGGATGCGGGCCTGTACGCGCTCCTGCTCGCGCTGCGCGGCTGCAAGGGCGGCTTCCAGCGCGTCAACATTTGGCGAGGCGCCCGAGTCTATGAGAAGTCGGAGCCGGGCAAGCTCGTCATACAGCAGCTCGACCATGCGCTCCTCTACATACTCGAACTTCGCACCGGCGGTACAGCCCTTTGTGGTACACAGCAGATACGGCTCGCCTTTGTTAGTCCCCATGCGCTGCATATTGTTCCCGCACTTCGAGCAGCGGATGATGCCGGCAAAGGGGTTCGCGCGTTGGCCGGTATTGCTGGGTGGTATGTAGCGCTGCTTCCTGCGCTCCTGAGCTTCCAGCCAGGTGTCCCATGGGATGATCGCTTCGTGCACGCCGTCCACCATCAGCCACTCGCCCTCCGGAGTGTAAACGACGTGGTGCTTGTCTTTGCCGTGAGCTCCGGGGCGATAGTGCTTCACGCGATTCCAGGCGACCTTCCCGGCGAAGGTGGGATTGCGCAGTACGTGCCGCACTGTGTTCCGGTTCCACTCGGCGCCGCGTCGAGGGGTACTCCCCATGGCGTTGAGCTCCTGCGCTATGGTCTGCGCGCCGATACCGGCGAGGTAACGCTCATAGATATAGCGCACGAAACGCGCTTCCTCGGGAATGACCTCCAGCGATGGCAGCTTGCCGTTGCGGCAGCGGCGGTAGCCGTAGGGCGCTTGGGCCGTATAGCCGCCGGCCTCTATGGTCTGCATCAGGCCGCGGCGCATGCGCTTGCGGATGGCACGCCACTCGGCCCTGGCAAAGAACGCCTTGAACTCCGTCATCTCGATATCGACGTCATTCGTGAGGTCATAGGTTTTCTCAGGCGTGATTATCAGCGTGCCGGACTCGCGGAAGGCGTCCAGGATGGTGCCCTGGTCGGCCATGCCGCCGCGCCCTAGGCGGTCGATATCCATGCACAGCACGGCATCGACCTCGCCAGCGCGGATGCGCTCGAGCAGCTTGAGCATTTCCGGACGTGCATAGAGCTTTTCTCCGGACGCCACTTCCTCGTACACGCCGTCCACGGGCAGGCCGAGCCGGTCGGCCAGCTCCTCCAGCGCAGCCCGGTGCTTCGCCAGCACCTCCTCCGTGCTCTGCCCCTCCTCCGCGCGGCTCTTGCGGAGATACATGAAGTTCGTAGGAATCACCCCCCCCTTGAGTGGATATACAAGTGGGCCCCCAGGACTCAGCTTACCACGTATGCGTGGGAAGCCTACCGCAAGGGGGCTGTTAAGCGATATCAGGTATTGGAAGGCTCTTCTGTGAAATATGATTGGATGTGTTCAGCAAGGTCCAAAGCAACGTCCACAGGCAATACTACGGAAGCGACGGCGTCCGACTTGAGACCATTGATCCTCTTGTCGTCGCCAAAAGTTGGTGCTTCTTGAATGAAGTCTATCAGGATATTCCTGCTCTCTTTCTGCATGGCAACATGAAACGCATTTGAGTAGTTGAACATTTTAACTCACATCTCCTTTAGTTCGCCGACGTCGGTAAATGTTGAGCCGGAGGCAGAGAATTCCCAGCTTGCGGCGTTCGGGAATTGAACGACATTATCATGGTCGTATGTCCTGTGCTTGAGATGCGCTGGAGTGTGGTCGACAACAAATGGGCTGCGCACCTGAACATCCAGCTTTGCCGCTATCTGCGCCAGGGTTTTGAGCGTGAAATTTGCGCAGCCGCTTTCCCATTTTGATACCATTGCCTGAGAAACACCCATGTACTCGCTGAACTCTTTTTGAGTCATGCCCATGTCGACTCGCTTGCGTATAATAGCCACAGATATGTCAGAAGACATGAGTATCAGAGCTAGGTCTTCCGTAGGAATATCTTCGGTTACCGAAGCAACAAAATCGCGCAGACTTGCCTCAGCCATTTTCATACAACTCCTTCATCTCATTTAAACGAGAAACTGCCGGGGGAATATGGGACTGGTAGTCCGTATGCTTCTTGCCGGAACGTTTGAAAAAACCCAAAAGCAAAGCGGAGCGACCGTCGGATAGAAAGCCGTACAGTATGCGCACATTAAAGCCTTTTCCATCCACGTGCATACTGTATATGCCGCCTCCGAGCGGCTCGATTTCTAAATACTTGGAGGCCAGGACTCCATCAGTCCTCAAAATACTCAAACAGGTTTTGAGCTTGGCAAAGAACGCAGATTCAATGCCCGACCCCTTGAGGGCACTCACGAGTTCTTCAGACAGGCGCGGATGAAAGATGAACCCGTCAAGGTATTGCATTAGCAACGTCAGAATGGTTTCTCTGTTCATAGTATTCCCCTTGCACGTATCATATTACACATGAGTTATAAAATCAACAGTAAAATGGCTAGTATTACTTAACAGTTATGAAGTGCCGCCTCGGGAGGGGCGGCTTTTTTTATTTCATGTAATCTGAGATGTAGATTATCCGGCGCTGGCCGGGGCGTGACCGATAGGGGGGATCTGGGGATTCACTTTCGCTTTTCCCAACGGTTACTTCAAGCATATTAATAAACGCGTCTTTTTGCTTATCTGTTGCACGCCTGAATAATTTTATCATAAATACCTCGCGCGCTTCTAAGGGCTCCCCTAATGGTGTCTCTTTTCCGTTTATGGAAATATGCCAGTCATCAATTCCAATTAAATCATTTACTGTTGTATAAAAGAATAGAGCGAGCCTCACGAGTTCGGTAATAGTAGGTTCAACTTTTCCCGCCTCTATGTCATTATATCTCTCGACTGTTACACCGATGCACCTGGAAATAGTTTCGACGCTTTCCTTAGACATATCTCGATAATGTCTAATATTGTTTAAAAAAGCAACTATTCCATAGCTATCAAAGCCCAAAAGGTAATCAATAGAACAACCGAATAGACCAGCCAATCTCTTTAACATATCATAGCTTGGTTCATGTTGACCCGACTCGTATTTAGAGTATGTAGGCCTTGAAACGCCTAAAGCCTCTGCCACTTGCTCCTGAGTTTTACCAAAGTGCTTCCTTAATTCATACAGGTTCACAATCTTCACCTCACACAAAATATAACGTGAAGAAAACGAACATTCAAGTAATGTGCCAAAAACGAACAAAATTTTAAATTGCTCTTGATAATGTGCGATTATGGAACTATTATTTAGCTAAGGTTCCAATATCGCACATTTTTCACGTAGCGAAGGAGGCAATTGCAATGAATATAGCACGGCTCAGACAAGAGGCGGGGTTAAGGCAAGTTGACTTATTAAAGCGCGGCTACAGGCCGCGCTTTTTTCTTTGTTCTCCAAGAACTATTATCCGGCGCTGGCCGGGATAGTTACCTCGGGGTCCGCATATTTTTGCAATATCAGATTTACGGCAAGCCGGTCAGCTTTATCAGCTCGGCGATATAGCTCGATAAGCTCACGTTCGCCTTGAGTATACTTATTGTCTGCAATGTCCTCAGCTTTTCCGCTTGCCTTTAATAAAATATCAGTGAAATCAATATCGTACATAGAGCAAAGCAGTAAAAGCTGGTTCATATCTATCTTGCTCTTGCCGAGCTCCCAACTACTTACGTTCTGATTTGTTATTCCCATGCGCTGAGCGACTTCCTCCTGAGATAAGCCGGCAGATTTACGTGCAGTGCGTAAGAGTGGTCCAAGGACCTTATAAAACATTGCATTCACCTCGCGAATACAATACCCTATTGATTGGGGAAAGTCAAATAAAACTTTGAATTCTGCTTGACAATCAAAATTATATTTGATATTATGTGCACGAAATAAAATAATATTTGGATTGGAGGGCTGGTAATGAAAAGAGCAGATACCATAGATACGCAGAGAATGAGGTGCTATATCGCAAATAGTGGTATTAAGCAAAACTGGCTCGCGGCTGCCTGCGGCATGTCGGAGAATCAGCTTACTTTATCGCTCAATGACAAAAGAGCTTTTAAAGCGGAAGAGTATCTGCGCATTTGCCTGACGCTCGGAGTCTCCCTCAAGCAATTTGTGACAGAAAAAGAAGTAGTAGCGTAACGCACCGCTGACAATGTGCGATTATGGAACTATTATTTAGCTAAGGTTCCAATATCGCACACTTTTCACGTAGCGAAGGAGGCAATTGCAATGAATATAGCACGGCTCAGACAAGAGGCGGGGTTAAGGCAAGTTGACTTAGCACGAGCAATGGGGGTAGATCGCTCGACCGTTGCCAAATGGGAGAGCGGTATAAGTTCGCCAAAAAGCGCGGTGCTTCCCAAACTTGCCAATGTGCTTGGGTGTAACATCGAGAAGCTATTTGAGCTGCCTGTGGAACAGACGGCGCAGTAAGGAGGTGAGGGCGTGAGCGGCGAGGCGGGAACAGAAATCCTGAAAGTCGCTGCGGCAGCCTTCTTTATGGGAGCTTCCTTATGCGGCATGCTTATAGGCCTGGAACGGCTTGAAGGATGGGCGGCGAGGCTTACCGTAATACCCGCCCTCATATATATCTCCTTATATGCCTGGCTAATCAGCACTATCGCACAGATGGGCGGCATTAAAATCATCGCGGCCACGGCATTCGCTGGGATGTCGTTATGCAGCAGCAGAACAAGCCTCGACTGGTTTGATGGATGGCGCGCAAAACTCCCCGTAATAACCGCAGGTATAGTCGCCCTGTTATATGCCCGGCTGCTTGCGTCTGTTTTCTTTTCCTGACAAATCGCCCTGCATGGATTTAAGCAAAGTTTCCCGGAGCTCATTTGTCTTGAGTGCATGAGCGGTTTCATCTGCTTCGAGCGATTCGGGCGAGCGTATGACCGCGAGGAAGTGCCTTTCGAGAACGGGCCGCGTCCGTTCAGAGGCATAGAGGCTGGCACGTTCAAAGCTGCCGGTTAACTTAGCGAGATACTCCGGGGTGACAGGCATCGGCACTACGCCGCTTTTGCAGAGATACTCACTGAACGCTTCGGCTGCGTCGTGATAGTTCAGCTCGATGAGCTTCATTTTCCTGCTTTCCCTGCTGGAAAAGAACACATTCAGAAACGCAAAAAGTCCGGTCAGCAGGGCACTTGCAACAGCAGCTATTGCAGCAACCTCAAATTCTGACATTTTATCACCTCCCTTCCGGATGATTTTACCACCGGGCGCGGAGTCGGACAAGAGGGGAGGTGAGGGCTTGAGCCGCGAGGCGGCTCAAGGTTAGGTTCCAGTAATCATTCGGGCTGAGGCACACATAGGCTTGAAGGTGGAGGTGAGGGCTGTGGCGGAGCCTGTTTATCCGATAATCACGAAAGAGGACACCGAGGACGGGTACATATTGCGGTACGACTATGGCCCAAAACAGGGCGTCACGACCTGCATCGTACACCGGCGGCCGGCGACGGAGGAGGAACGCTCGCGCATGCGCAGCGGTATCAACAGGATAATACGCCCGTACGGATACGTGCTGGCGGACTGAGAGGGTCACAAACATGGTTATGTCCGAAAGCGAAATCGTCCGGGAGTACCGGACGGCGAAGAACAAGCCCAAGCAGATCAAGGTGCTGGCGGAGCTGAATGCGGTAAAGGAGGAATGGATAAAGGATATCCTCCTGCGCAATCCGGAGAGAGGATATGTGAAGCCGGGGCCAAATCCCAAGCAGAAGGCGGCGGCGGAGTCGGAAGCGGTGCGGGAGGTCAACGCACTGGCACCGGAAGCGCCGGGCCGGGCGGACAGGGACCGCGGAGGCGCGGCACTGCTGCTCATGGAGCTGGCGGCGATGCTTGAGCGCTGCGAGGATATTGACTGCCTCGAGAAGCTGGAGCTGGCGGCCACGCTGAGCGGCGGCAAGGTAATGATAGTGGATATCCACTAAGGGGACGCGCTCACATGAATAACACAAAAGAAAGGCGGCGGGGAGAGATGAGAAATTGGAGGGGGAAGGCCGTACTGGCCGGGTACATAGCGCTGTGCGCGCTGCTCATCATCCTTGCCGCCATCATATCGCTGCGCCTGAGTGCGCAGGAGGCGCGGGCGGCAAGCGAGCTGCCCGCGCCTGTTTACAGCTCCGCCGCGCTGGCGGCACATCTGGCGGTCGCGCCGGACGTGGCGGCACATGAGCCGCAGACGCCGGAACCGGTCGCGGAGCCCGAGCCCGAGCCGCTGTATGAGGAGATCACGGCGGAGGAGCGGGAGCTGCTTGCCCGCGTGGTGTATGCCGAGAGCAACACCGAGCCGATTGAGGGGCAGATAGCCGTCGCCCAGGTGGTGCTCAACCGCGTGCGCTCCGAGAGCTTCCCGGACACGGTGAGCGAGGTAATTTATCAGGAGCGGCAATTCTCCACGGCGCCTATACTAAGCCGCGTGACGCCCAACGAGACCAACTATGAGGCCGTAGACGCGGCGTTTGAGACTGAGGTCGTGCCCTATGACGTGCTCTATTTCTCGCGCGGAGCTGAGAATGACAGGGTGTGGGGGCGGATAGGGGCGCATGTGTTTTGCTATGGATATGTGTGGTGAGCGGCTGGGCCGCTTGCAAATATGACAACGGAGGAATGAACATGTACATCGTTACTATCAGAGAAAAGGGCAAGGACAAGCCGCTGCTTGAGCGGGAGTGCGATTGCGTGATCGGGGCGTTTGGAAGTGCCGGAGAAGCGCACTGCTTGACCGGCATACAGGGCAAACGGCAAACGCTGATAAGCACATATGCCAGTGCCCTGATGGGGCTTAAAGCGCTGGAGACAGAATTTCCTGGACTTGTTGATGAGGCTGTTGAGGCGGCCAAAAACGCAGTCGTCGATGAAACGGAAACCAACAAACCGCACGCCTCGCTTTTCTCGCGGCTCTTTGGCAGGTGAGCGGCGTGGACAGGTGGGAAGTACGGCATGATCTCTATGAGGATGTGGAGGTCGAAGCGGAGGACAGGTTGCGTGCCATAATCGCGGCGGCGAAGGTTTGGGGCGTGCGCTGGCTGCCCATTGCGCATGAGTGCCGGACAAAGAAGCTGGGCCCGGCAAAGGAGGCGGAAGGCTATGGCAAGACAGGAGCGGTTTGAGATACCCTGCCGCGAGTGCGGCAAGCCTCTGATATTCATCCGCACGCGGGCGGGGAAGAACATGCCCTGCGAGGCGGAGCCAGTGCTCTACTGGCCGGATGCCGACGGGCCGCTGCTGTTCTATCAGCGCGACGGCTCATATGAGCGGGGGACACTGGCCGGACATCCCGCAGTACCGCAGGAGAGCGGCTACGTGCCGCACTGGGGCCGCTGCCCCGGCCGGCGCAGGGACAAGGCGCCGCCGGGAGAACGGAAACGGACTCCACTTGAGCAGCGCATACATGAACAGGTGCTCCGGGAGCGGGCTGAGGCCCAGGCACGGCGGGAACGGGCAGAGGCGCGGGCCGCCGAGCAGGCGGCGCTGCGCGAAGTCGAAGAACGCCAGACAAGATTATTTTGAGGAGTGGACAATAGCATGACTGCGATACAGACCGCGGCGGTGGCGCCGCTGAAGGTATACATAGCTGGCAAAATCACAGGAGACCCCGAGTACAAGCGCAAGTTTCTTTCCGCGCACATGGAGCAGAAGAACGAGGGACACATAGTGCTGAACCCGGCACACCTGCCCGAGGGCATGAAGAGCGCGGACTATATGCGCATATGCCTCGCCATGATCGACAGCGCGGACCTGGTCGCTTTCCTGCCGGGGTGGGAGTCATCCGCCGGGGCGAGGATCGAGCATGAATACTGCCGCTATACAGGCAAGCGGATGAAGATGCTCGGGGAAACGGGCGATGATAACTGAGTACTGTATCGGGTGCATACATCTCGATGAGGACCTTGTCGCCTGCCTGTACTGCCTGAACCGGCGAGTGAGCAGGGCATATACAATGGGCGAACCCAGCGGGGACGGCTGCCGGTGCCGGGAGCTGGGGCCGCGCGGAGATAAGATGCGCAAGCAGATAGCCGATGAGGTCCGCGGCCGGCTGAGATTTGCGGAAGCACTGGAAAAGCGGGCCAAGCTGAACGCACATCGCCTGAAACTCTATAAGGCCGGCTGCACCGATGCCGAAATCGCCGAGCGCTGCGGCACGGGAGTCAGATCGGTACAGCGATGGCGCAGGGTAAACGAGCTGCCCATAAACAGCGCACGGGTCCCGGAATATGACCTGCGCAGGGAACTGTACAAGCAGGAGCTCACGGACAGGCAAATAGCAGACAGGTTGGGAGTGCCGCCTGCCAAGATAAGCAACTGGCGAAATTACAATGGATGGCCGCCAAACAAGGCGGCGAAGGAGAACGGAAATGATAATAAATGAAAAGAGGCTGGCTCGTGCGCTCAAGAGCTCGGGAACTGTGGGCTTACGGCTGCGGGTACTAGGCGGGCGCATGGATCTGCTCGGCCCTGGCTGGGCCGCGAGCTTGCAGCTGGATGCGATGGACGAGCCGCCGAAGATCGTCCTTGCCGCGCTTGTGGAAATGCTCGGCTATGTGCCCGGTCCCGGAGACTGCCTGAGCGTCTCGAAAGGGAAGAGCGGCTGGAGCGCACAGGGCATGCAGGACGAGGTTTTCGAGACTGAGTACAGTACATATTTCAATCGCAGCTATGCGGAGCGGCCCTGCGCGCTGCTGCCGCTGCGGCTCGGGGCCCAGCAGCTTGTTCAGACGTTGGACGAACATATATACGGCATCGGCCCCGGCTGGGCTCTGCGAGAGCGGGACACTGCTTATGTGTCATACCTGCAGACCGGCTGCGCAGTGCTGAGTGACAGCGAGTCGGCGCTGGCGGTGAGGCTGAGCCGCCCGGATGAGCCTGGGCCAATATGGACCTGGCTTGAGAGCCGGAACTGGTTTGATACGGGAGACGGGCATGGACGCGGCGGGACGGAGGCTTAATATCACTCCGGCGAGGATGCTACGCCTGGCTAAGCATTACGGCATTAAGACAGGGCAGAGAGGCGGGCAGCGCTTTGCACGATACCCGAGCGGGGCGTGCCTACTTCAGTTCTCACTCGAGGGGGAGCGGCATTATTTGCACCTCGGCACAGCAGGGGAACGTGTGTTGCTCAGCCACGAGTGGACGGAGCGCGACGAGACACGGCGGATCAAGTCACGTTATGAAGTGATCCCTGTCCCACACGAGCTGCTGCGGGAGCTGGGATTTGTTGAAGGAGGAGCGGACAATGGTGCGCAAATATAAAGGAACGCGCGAGGAATATGAGCAGAAACTGGGCCGCGTTATGGGCAGACTCGGGGTGCAGGTATATGACTATGATTGGAGCCGCCGCGGATGTTGGGTGCAGATGGTCTACGCGGGGCGTGCGTATCGCTTTGAGAATTCCGTCGACAAGAGCGCCGAGAGCAGCGGGCTGAGCAACGTGACGGACCTGTTTGCACAGATAGTGCTCGCACTGGAGGGACTTGCACGGGCCATCGAGAACGGCATATTCACGCTGGACATGCTCATGGCGGGTGTGCCCGCGCTCTCTGCGGCGGCGGACATACCCGAGTGCTTCAAGGCTATGGGGTTTGAGAGGCTGCCGGAGGACGCGGACTCCGTAAAGGCCAAGTATAGGGAGCTTGCGAAGAGCGCCCACCCGGATGCCGGCGGGGACGAGGATGCCTTCCTTTTGCTGCGGGCCAACCTGAACAAGTGCCTGACATGGTTCGCGGAAAATGGGAGGGCGGGGTGAATGAGGCATACATTGTCGGCCCTGATTTCGCCCGCGGCGCAATCCGCGAGAAACTGGAGAGAGAACGGCATGAAGAAACTGCTGACAAAGCTCAGGACAACGGCGGCGCGATGGAGGACTAGATGTTTTGAGGCGCTGGGGTTCATACCGAGCGCGGAGCTTTACGCCATGCGTGAGGCTTACAATGATGAGCTGCGCGAGCGGCTCATTCTCAAGCGGGATTATGAGAATCTATATGAGGACTACCACAAAGCCCTGGAGACGCCTGTACGGCATTCTGATTATGTGATCGTGCCATGCGTCGCTCGGGCGCAGGTGCGAAAGCTCGAAGATTCTCTGCTCATAGAGTCTGCGCCGGACGAGTATTTCAAAAAGGGGCTCAGAGAGTCGCTGATGCGGGCTGTCAAGGAGAAGATCATTTATAAGAAGGAAGAAACTCCGGAAGAAATAATCTGGTATGCAAGCTTGAACGTGGCTGTGGAGGCGGGAGAGACATGAGCAGGCTGGACGATATCATCCCAGAAAACGAGGATAAGCTGGCTTGGCTACTTGGCGTAACGCCAGGCGAATATTTCAAATTTCGCGGCGAGATATACAAGGCTGACGAGATCATATTGCAAGCCGTGTGGACTGCTGATGTGGGACTCGTTCTTGAGGAAATAGAGCAGCGCGAGGCTTACAATATCATACTGCACAGCGAAGAGATTCAAACACCACCGATGTGGAATGGCAATGACGCAAAAATTGCTAAATATCTCGGTGAGTTATTTAGCAATTACCACTATATATCTCGAATTAATGGCGTGATTAAAATATACGAGCCCTGCGGCACATTGGTAGCAGAAATATGGGCTCCCGACTTGCTTCCCAAATTGCCAGAGGGTACGGCCAACCGAATTTGCCTCAATGCGATTAGAGAGTGTAAGGAAGTTCCACAAGGGGGCGTGCCCTGACCACAAGGCCCGCGCGGCGGGCTCTTTTGTGAGGGCAATACTTTAGCGCGCGCACGCGCGTTATCAAGGTTCGTAAAGGACAAGGAAGATGAGATATGAAGTGCATATACAAAGCGCCCAACAATTTTTGCTTGAAACATTCGACGGAAGGAACGATTGAGTTTTGCGTTGAAGGCCCATGCCCGGACGAGGTTATGGCGGAGGAATTAGATCGCCAATATCATGACTTCCGCCGCGGAGTAAGCGACTGGACACAGTATTTCAGAGAGCTCAAGGCCTACAATGCGGAGCTCGCAGGCATGGTTATAGCGTACCTGGACGACATCATCCCCGGTTATCGTGAGCGAGCGGAGAAGGCTGAGAGGGAGAGGCGCGCGGTGCTGGAGCGCCTTGGCGAATTTGGGCGGTTGTTTATTGATTATGTCGGCTGCCCACGTGGGGCTATGGGTAGAATGGGAACCCCGCTTACGGAGGAGCTGCTGTCCATGCCGGTGATAACCGACGTTGACGGCGGGCGATGGCGGCCTGTTAACGAGGACGCTTTGCAAGAGGCGATTGCACTGCTGAAAGAAAGGCAAGGGTGAAAATGAAAATCACATTGAACAAGTACGACTATGCGGCTATTGTCCGGAACTGCATGAAGGCTCGGGAAGGGTTCGACGGCTGCGGCAAGTGCGCGTTGGCCGGAGTATGCAGCGGGCCGGAGACCCTCGAGGATAACTGCATCATAGATAGAGAAACAGAGGCGGTAAATGATATCAGTAATCTACACTGACGAGAACGAGCGCGAGCTGGCGGCGTTTCTTACTCGCGTCTTTGAGGGCATAAATGCCGAACGGTTCAAGTGGGTGGCCCTTGCGGCTGACTACGGCGGCGGCGAAGTCCTGACAAGCTACTACAAGAGCTGCATGCAGGACATGATGCTGGCGGCGATGCACATAATGTCAGACGGCCTGTACAGAACCGTAGACGCCAATTTTGACCGCCTCATGCGTGACCACGGATATGATGCGCCGGACGAGAGCGGCGAGGACGAGGATGTGTTCTGACCACAGGGCCCGCGCGGCGGGCCCTTTTGTGAGAGCATATACTTTATTTTAATACGCGCGCGCACGCGCATTATCAAAGGTTCGTAAAGGCCTAAGTTTACGTACGTGGGGGATAACGGGGGATAATAGATGGGCTCAACCGGGTATTGGGAGATCCGCACATATGAGTGCGGGGCTCTCGGGGAGAAAACGAAATACTGGGTCCCCGGTGAGCCTCCGGCCAGGGGGCGGAAGCTCGGGCGCAGTTCGGAGCGGAAGCAGCGGCAGAACGAGAACGATGCGGTGCGCAGGCTCAATCGGGAAATACACGCGAACTTCTCAGCCGGAGACCTGTTCCTCGGATTGGACTATGGGCCGAAGAAATACTCCGAGCTCCTCCGCCGCGCGGAAGCCAGGCAGGAGGCAGACCGAGCCGCCGGGATGGAGCCGGGAATGCTCGAGGACTATCTCCGCAAGGAGGCTAACCGCGAGCTGGACAATTTCATCCGCCGGGTGAAGCGCCGCCTGCCTCCCGGAGCGGAGCTCAAATACATAGCCGTGACCTCCGATATGGACGGGGAGACGGGCGAGGCAGTCCGCATACATCACCACATCATAGCCAACCGGGCCGCGTGGCAGGCCTGCGTGGAAGCCTGGCCGCACGGGGGCGCCTACGCCAAAGCGCTCAGCGCGCAAAAGGATTACACGCCGCTGGCGGAGTATCTGCTGAACCAGGTTCGCCGCCTGCCCGACGAGAAGAAGTACAAGCCCTCCCGCAACCTTGTGAGGCCTCAGCCGAAGTGCCGCGTCGTATGGAGCGGGGCGGAGCTGCGCGTGCCAAAGGGCTGCGAGCTGCTGTACCGAACGGCCTACTCTGGCAAAAGAGCGGGGCAGTATATCCGCTATGCGCTGCCCTTCGCACCGATGCGCAGTTAGGAGGGCGGGATGGCGAGGAAATTCAAGTATCTCCCCTCAGTACATAAAGGCTATGCCGAGCAGGGCATGATATTTTTCGCGTGCCAGAACTATGCGCGGCAGACTGCGGAGGTGCAAAGTAAAATAGACAGACTGTGCCGCGAGGCCGGGGGCGAGTATGCTGACGCGCTCCGGGCCTATCTCTGCACGCCTGCGAGCTGGGAGGCGGTGACGACCGAGTATTTCGTTTCACCCTCGACGCTGGATAGAGTGAGACGACGATTTTTCGAGCTATGGTAGAGCGCTCCCCTGCTGGGGGGCGCTTTTTTTTGTGCGCCTGAAAGTTGATGGTAACAGAGGGGGTAAGGCTGATAGATTGCAGATTGAGAGATAGTACGCGCGCAGGGAGGTGCTGGTCGTGGCGCGGGCCAAATATGCAGAATGGCTGACAGAACAGGGACTTGAGCGGCTTGCCGAGATGGCACCGCGGCTGACTGACGCCGAGATGGCTAAGGAGATGGGCATCAGCCCCTCGACGTACTACGACTGGCTCAAGAAGCATCCGGAGATGTCGGAGGCGGTGACGCGCGCACGCACGGGCGCGGACGCGCGCGCGAACAATGAAAGCGTCGAACAGAGTCTGCTTGAGACAGCCCTCGGAGGTGTCCGGACGCTCAAAAAGCCGATGAAGCTCAAAAGCACGAGCTACGACTCACGCGGCCGGCGCGTGGAAAAGGAGAAAATCGTATACGCAGAAGAGGAGATCTACATCAAGCCCGACGTCAAGGCGCAAATCTTCTGGCTCACGAACAGAGAACCCGAACGCTGGCGGAACAAGGTCGAGGCCGTACTCCCGCCGGGCGCGAATGAAATGCAGATAGTGTTCCGCGGCGCGACGGACAAGGAGGCCGCGAGCTATGCAGAGTAAGGCCCTCGAGCTCAATGAGCGGCAGAAGCTATTCTTCAAGGCGCGCCGGCGCTTCATCGCCTACGGCGGGGCGCGCGGCGGCGGCAAGACCTGGGCGGTGCGCGAGAAGGCGATGATTTTGGCATGCCGGTATCCAGGCATCAACATCCTGGTAGTGCGCCGGACATATCCAGAGCTGCTGCAAAATCACATTCTGCCCCTCCAGCTTGAGCTCTCGGACCTCGCACGTTGGAACGACAACCAGAAGCGCTTCATATTCCCGGACGGCTCAAATATCTGGTTCGGCTACTGCGCGGCTGAGCGGGACGTGGGCAGGTATCAGGGACAGGAGTACGACATCATCTTCATAGACGAGGCGACACAGCTCACGGAGTATCAGTTCCAGACCTTCAAGGGCTGCCTGCGCGGCGTAAACGACTTCCCCAAGAGAATGTACCTCACCTGCAACCCCGGCGGAGTTGGCCATGCGTGGGTAAAACGGCTCTTTGTTGATCGACAGTATCAGGGCGATGAGCGGGCCGACGATTATGAATTTATCCAGGCCAAGGTCACGGACAACCCTGTGCTGATGAAAAAGGACCCCGAGTACATCCATATGCTCAAGTCCCTGCCATATGAACTGCGCGAGGCCTGGCTCAACGGATCCTGGGATGTGTTCGCGGGCCAGTATTTCAGCGAGTGGGACCGGGATGTGCATGTCGTGGCGCCATTCGAGCCGCCGGCCTGGTGGCGGCGCTACGTGACAATCGACTACGGCCTCGACATGCTGGCGGCCTATCTCGTCGTCGTGGACGAGCACGACATGGCCTACGTCGTGCGCGAGGTATATCAGGGACGGGACCTTGGTGAGGGCGCAAAGGGGCTCATAGTGAGCGAGGCGGCCCAGGCCGTGCTTGACATGGTGGGCGAGGACAAGATCACGGCCTATCTCGCGCCGCCCGACCTGTGGGCTGCGCGGCAGGAGACCGGGCGGAGCGTGGCGGATATATTTGCTGAGCACGGTATTGCCCTCACCAAAACGAGCAACGACAGGCTGGACGGCTGGATGGCCATGCACGAGAGGCTGCACGTGTTCGAGGACGAGCACGGGTGGCCCGTGGCTAAGCTGCGCATATCCTCCCTCTGCTACAACCTCGTGCGCACGCTGCCTCAGCTGCGCTACGACGATAAGCGGATTAACGACGTGGCGACGGAGCCGCACGAGCTCACGCACTCGGCGGACGCGATCCGCGGCTTCTGCGTGTATTGGACGCGGACGGCACGCATACAGGAGGCCCCGGCTCGGATGAAGTGGACCAGAGACATGCTGGAGGACTACCGCCGCGCATCTCGCTCGGAAAAACGGTTCCTTGAGCAGCGCTGGGGGCCGCCCAGCAGATAAGGAGGACGCATGAACAGAGACAGGCTGCATCTGTGGCAGGACAGGCTTGCCCGGAATGACTCGCAATACGAAAACTGGTACACGCTCATGGATGAGCGCGAGCGGCTCTATCAGGGCTCCCGATATATATTCCCGCTGGTGAACAAGTACCGGGCGAACAATGAACAGACTCCGCACGTGCGAAACATATGCAGCGAGCTCATCGAGGCACAGGTAGACAGCAATATACCCGCGCCGAAGGTCACGGCAATTCACGAGAAAGATGAAGAACTCGCCAAGATCATCGAGGACATGCTGCGCAATGAGCTTGACAGGCTGCCATTTGCGGAAATAAACGACCTGATGGAGCGGATAGTACCCATCCAGGGCGGCGGCGCCTACCTGGTGGAGTGGGACAACACGGCGAGGACGCACACCACCATAGGCGAGCTGAACGTCGTGCCCATCCACCCGCGGCAGCTGGTGCCGCAGGACGGCGTGTACAGCGGCATCGAGGATATGGATTACATCATCCTAAAGCTTCCGCAGACCAGGGAATTTATATACCGGCGCTACGGCAAGGATGTGAGCTTCGAGAACGAGGCCGAACCGGATGTAAAAGGCGGCGACGGCGGCACGGCCGAGGACATGGTGACGCAGTACATAGCTTACTACCGCAACGACGCCGGCGGGATCGGAATGTACAGCTGGGTAGGCGACGTAGAGCTTGAAGATCTGGAAGACTATCAGGCCAGACGGCTGCGGCGCTGCGCTGCTTGCGGCGAGCTCGAGCCCACAGCCGATGACGGCGACGGCGAACAGCACGCGCTCGAAGAGGAGGAGGACACTGAAGAGCCAGCGGACGGCGTCGCGGGCAGACCGGGCCTGCCTCCTGATGATGAGGACTGGAGCGGAGCCATGCGCTGGATTGACGGAGAGCTCTGGCCCGAAGAGGATGACAAGGACGAAGAGCCGGAGGACCACGAGGCACGGCGCTGCCCTTACTGCGGCTCGACAGAGTGGGTTTACAGCGAGGAGGAATATGAGGAGATATGGACGCCCATCACGACAAGCCTGGGGCATCGTATACCGGGCGCGCAGGAGGAAATGTATCTCACCGGAGAGCTTGATGAGCTCACGGGACTTCCCGTCCCGGCGGTGAGGCTCGTACCCACGCGGGTGCCGTACTACAAACCCCTGAGATATCCCGTAGTGCTCCAGAAGAATGTGAGCGTCTACGGCCAGCTCCTCGGGGACAGCGACATAGACAAGATCACAGACCAGCAGAACACGACAAACCGTCTGGAGAAGAAGATCATCGACAAGCTCGTTTCGAGCGGCTCCTTTGTAACGCTGCCCGCTGACGCCAGCGTGGGCGTTGACGAGAACGACATGCGCGTTTACAGGCCGGAGACGCCGGCGGACGCGAACATGATAGGCGTGTACAACCTCGAGGGAGACGTGAGCCAGGACAGAGAATACCTTGACCACGTGTACGAGGAGGCCCGGCAGATTATCGGTATCACCGACAGCTTCCAGGGGCGAAGAGATTCAACGGCAACGAGCGGGACAGCAAAGGAGTTTGCCGCGGCGCAGACCGCCGGGCGGCTCGAGTCAAAGAGGGTGATGCGCGACGCGGCATATGCGGCGCTGTTCGAGCTCATGTTTAAATTCAAGTTGGCCTATGCCGATGAACCGCGAGCAGTCCTTACGATGGATGAACGCGGGCAGCCGGAATATAAGGCGTTTGATCGCTACGACTTCCTCAAACAGGACGCAAGCGGCGAGTGGTACTGGAACGATGCCTTCCTTTTCACCTGTGACACCTCCGCGCCGCTGGCCTCGAACCGGGAGGCGATGTGGCAGGAGACGCGGATGAACCTGCAGACCGGCGCCTTCGGAGACCCACAAAGCCTGAGCACACTGATCCTCTTTTGGAGGAAAATGAACCTCCTGCACTATCCCGGAGCGGGCGATACGCTCACATACCTTGAGAACGAGCAGAAACGGCAGGAGCAGCTGCAAACGATCCAGCTCCAAATGCAGGCACGCCAGGCGGCTGCACAGCAGGCGGCAGAACTGACCGGGCAGGTAGAGGCTGCGGCTCTCAGCGGAGCACAGACGGGCGGTGGCGCTATGTGATACCACCCCGCAGGAGATAGCGTTATCATCCAGCCACCCAAAATTGTGAAAGGAGGTGCCACTATGGCGATGCCCAACAACAGTAGGAACATGGGCCGTGACAACGGAAGACGCAACGGCCGCGGCTACATCGGCCGTATAAGCAACACCGGCGCTCAGCGCGTGGAAGCGCCTATCGACCCCAACGGCAAGCGCGGCAAGGAGATCATCAAGCGCGGCAACGATCTCCGCACCGGAAACGGCAAATGAAAGGATAGGGAAAAATGGACTACGACAAAATATTCGGCGTAGAGACAAGCGGCGCAGGACCGGCCTCTGACCCCGGCTCATCCGGGCCCCAGGGCGAAGACCCGGCGGCAGCCGCCTCCGAGGGCGGAGCGGCAGCGCCAACCGTGCAGCAGGACACGCCCGCGACAACGCCCGCCGAGGGGCCCGAGATTACAACGACCGCGGAGAACGCCGGGCAGACGGCCGAGACCGGCCCCAAGGCAAGCGAGGGCAAAGCCGCGCCTGACCCTGAGATGCGTGAGCAGATAGCCCGCGAGGTGCGCGCTCGAGCGGCAAAGCAGCTTGACGAGAGCATCGCGGCGCTGAACCTCACGAACCCCTACACCAAGGAGCCCATCAGGAATAAGGCGGACTACGATGCCTACCGCGCAAAGGTAGAGGAGGACCGGCGCGCCAAGATCCTGAAAAAGGCGGGCGTAAGCGAGGAAGAGTTTGCTAAACTGGCGGCCGAGCAGCCTGAGATAAAGGCTCAGCTCGAAGAGGCCAGGGAGGCAAAGCGGCAGGCCGCGGCTGCGACGATGAGCGAGCAGATGAGGCAGATCCACGAGCTCGACCCTGAGATCAACACGATCGAAGACCTCGCCAAGATGCCGAACTATGCTCAGTTTTACAGATTTGTGAAACAGAACCGGCTCAGCCTCGTAGAGGCCTACAAGCTGACGAATATGGAGCGGCTCTCGGCCAGGACGGCTGCGGCGACAAAACAGGCAGCAATGAATGCCGCCCAGAGCAAAGCCCATCTGGAGGCCACAAAGGCCCGCGGCAAGGGCGGTGACGTGACCGCCGTGCCGAACGACGTGCGGGAATATTACCGCATGATAAACCCGAAAGCAACCGAAGCAGAGGTAAAGGCCGACTATGCCAAGTACCTCAAAAACCTTTCGAAAGGAGTGTAAAACATGGCTTTTCTCATTTCGCAGAATAACGGCGGGATCGTCCCGGGGCTTGAGTATCTGCCTGCGGGCGCGATAACGCCGAAGATCGGCATGGCGCTTGCCATGGCCGACGGCAACCTTGCCGCCTGCGGCGCGACCACCAGGCCGCAGTACATATGCGCTATGGCCGCAGACGAGGCGCTGGACGCCGGCACTATTATCCCCGTTTTCCGCGTGCTCGAGGGGACGCTCTTCGCCACGAGCTGGAGCGCTGCTGCAAGCGCGGTGAGCGCGGGTGACCTTGTGACGCTCAGCGCCGACGGCATGCAGGTAACGGCCACTACCACGAGCGGCGTGGCCGAGGTAGTTTCTATGGACGGCACCGCCGTGGGCGATACCGTTTACGTCAGGTTCCCGGCCTGACATACACAAGAAAGGAAGTGATTTTTAATGGCTGGTATCAGCTTCACTGAGGGCAGCGGCGTTAACGACTCCGTATTCGGTAAATGCCAGGCCCCCATCCGCATGTTCATCGAAAAACGCGGCGAGGCGTTTGAACAGATGAGCATGCTCAAACATTTGTTCGACATAAACGACAGCCGCCACTTCGGCGAGGCCGTCAGCTCCATGACGGCCATGCAGGGCTTCCAGCCCGTGGGCGAAAACGGCGAGTACCCCGTGGACTACATGCAGGAGAGCTTCAAGAAGATCTTCGTCAACATGACCTGGAAAGACAGCTTTTCTATTTCGCGCGAGATCATCGACGATGCCGTCGCAATGGACCTCCGGCGCCAGCCCGAGGCCTTCACCGCCGGCTATTATCGCACTCGCGAGCGGTTCGGCGCGGCGCTCTACGCCAACGCCATGCTTGGCAATACCGCGATGACTTTCCGCGGGCAGTCTTTCCCCACGACCGGCTCGGACGAACTGTGCCTCTTTTCCAAGAGCCACCCGAGCGTCCTGGACGCGAAATTCCTTCAGTCCAACCAGTTCGCGGATGCGTTTTCCGAGGACGCGCTGGCGGCTATGGAGAGCGCCATGCAGGATTACAAGGGCGACACGGGTGAGGTGCTCGACGTTCACCCCGACACCATCCTCATCCCCAACAACTACAAGCTGAAAAAGGCAGTATTCGCCGCCATCGGCGCGGACAAGGACCCCGACACCTCTAACAACGGCTTCAACTTCCTCTTCGGCCGGTGGAACGTGATCGTCTGGCCCTACCTCAATGAGTGGCTCGGAGCTAACACAACGGCCTGGGTGCTGCTCGATTCGGGCTACAACGTCAGCCGCGGCGGCGCTGAGTGGTTCAATCGCGTGGATCTTGAGGTACGGAGTGAACTGGCAAGCAACGATGCCAACGTTTGGAAGGGCTATGCTCGATTCACGGGCGGCTTCGCGGACTGGCGCTTTGCTGCCGTGGGCGGCGTGAGCGGCGGCACTCAGCTGGTGTCCTGATAACAAGGGAGGGCGAGCATGACTATCCAGGAGGCTATTACATACGCGAAAGCGGTGAAACCAAACGCCTTTGACAACGATACGCTGACGCGCTGGCTCAACGAGGTGGAGGGCATGGTGCAGACTCAAGTGCTGCTGCTGCGCACTGAGGCGATCATCACATACACCTATGAGAAGGATGCCAACACGACTATGCTCGTTCGCCCTCCCCATGACAAGCTATACCCGGCATATCTCGAGGCACGCATCGACTTCGCCAACGGCGAGTATGAGAGATATCAGAACACCTATCAGCTGTTCAACAGTTTCTTCAAGGAGTTCGCTCGCTGGTATGCCACAAACTACAACCCCGCAGAGGCTTATGAGGAGGGCCTGATATGAGCTTTCACCCCTACCACCCGCCGTGCCCCTGGCCCAACCCCTGGCACGGCTATTACATCGACGCTTACGGCGTAGCCGTAGCGCACGGATACCAAGGCACGGTCGAAGAGTGGCTTGAATCCCTCATAGGCCCCACTGGGCCCGCGGGCACTGGCATTGAAGTGCTCGGGCAGTACGATACGCTCGAGGAGCTTCAGCAGGCTGTGCCGTCTCCTGAAATCGGCAACAGCTATTATGTCGGCACCGAGCCGCCCTACGAGCTGTATACCTGGCTCGTCGTAGACGGGACGCCCGAGTGGCACAACTACGGCATGCTCACCGGCCCCATTGGCCCTACCGGCCCGACAGGCTCACAGGGGCCGCAGGGCACTATCGGGCCGACGGGCCCGACCGGCCCGACCGGCGCGCAGGGATTGCAGGGGCCAATAGGCCCGCAGGGCCCCGAGGGGCAGGCCTCTACTATACCCGGCCCGACCGGCCCCACCGGCCCCATCGGCGAGACCGGCCCGACCGGGCCCGCCTCAGAGGTGCCGGGCCCGGAAGGCCCAACAGGCCCGACCGGACCAACCGGCCCCCAGGGACAGGCGTCAACTGTCCCCGGCCCCACGGGCCCACAGGGCGCGCAGGGGCTACAGGGCGAAACCGGCCCCACCGGCCCGACCGGGCCGAAGGGTGACCAGGGAGCCACGGGCGCGACCGGCGAAACGGGCCCAACGGGCCCGCAGGGCATACAGGGACCCCCGGGCGAAACCGGCCCAACAGGCCCGACAGGGCCCGCCTCAGATGTGCCGGGCCCTGAAGGCCCGACGGGCCCGACCGGCCCGACCGGACCCACAGGAGCACAGGGACCGCAGGGGAGCCAAGGCGAGACTGGCCTAACGGGTCCCACAGGACCGACAGGACCGCAGGGCGACCGGGGAACCGGCCTCGATATCCTCGGCCAGTATGACAGCCTTGAGGCGCTCCAGCAGGGCGTGCCCAGCCCAAACATAGGCGACAACTACTATGTCGGCACGAGCGCACCTTATGACGTATATACCTACACCTCCGTGAGCGGTAGCCCCGGGTGGATCAATGACGGCCCTCTGCAGGGCGCTCAAGGCCCGACAGGCCCTACCGGGCCGACTGGCGCAGATTCTACTGTCCCCGGCCCCACGGGCCCTACAGGCCCGACAGGGCCCACAGGACCCACAGGCGCCAACGGCACAGACGGCGCTCAGGGCCCCGCCGGCGAAACCGGCCCCACTGGCCCCACTGGACCGACAGGCCCACAGGGCCCGACAGGCGAAGACGGCCCGACCGGCCCGACTGGGCCGACCGGCTCGCAGGGGACGCAAGGCCTGCAGGGGGAAACGGGACCCACAGGCCCCACAGGCCCAATCGGTCCGGAGGGACTGATAGGCCTCACAGGAGAAACCGGCCCGACTGGCCCGACGGGCCCGACTGGGCCGACCGGCTCACAGGGCGCGCAAGGTTTGCAGGGTGAAACAGGCCCCATCGGCCCGACTGGGCCGACCGGACCGCAAGGGCTGACGGGCCTGCAGGGCGAAAACGGCCCCGCGGGCCAGACTGGCCCGACCGGGCCGACCGGGCCGCAAGGCCCAACAGGCGCAGATGGCCCCACCGGACCAACCGGCCCAACTGGGCCGCAGGGCTCCGCAGGAGCAGACGGCGCGACAGGACCTACAGGCCCAACCGGCGCTGATGGTGGGCAGGGACCGCAAGGTGAGCAAGGGCCGCAGGGAGAGCAAGGCCCCGCCGGAGCTAACGCCACAATAAATGGCGTAAATGCGCTCACGCTTAACGCGACAGGCGGCTTAACTGGAACGCAATCCGGCAGCACTTACACCATTGATGGCAGCGCGCTCGTAGAGAAAAGCAAAAACCTATCCGGCACTGATTACACTACTGTTCGAGCGCGAGGTATTTCTCTTGTATCTTCTGCACCGGGAACTCTTGCAAATGGCTGTATAGCGATTGTGTACTCATAAGGAGGACAACATGCAGACAACTATAAAATTCACAGACGGAAAAAGTTACAACACCTCCGCGGCTACTGTTGGCAAAGGAATGCTAAAAAATTATAGCCGCGAAATACTCACTGTCACGGCGGAAATGAGTTATTCTGAAGCGGCTGCCCATTTCGTAGACGGCGCGACATTCACTCTTACCGACGAGTACGGCGAAAGCTATGAATGGCTCGACTACGGCGTAGCTGGCGCAATCACCGACAACCGTGACGGCACTGTAACCGCCGTGATGGGCAAGAACAACACCGCCGAGCAGGACGCCCTGGACGAGGCTACAAAGGCCCGAGAGGCAGCAGAAACGCTTGCGGGCCAGCCCATAAGCACGCAGGATGAAGCGGAGGCTGTGCGCACGCAAATTGAAAGTATGTATGCCGCCGCAGACATGGACGCCGACGGCAGGATAAGCAACCGCAACCTTGCGCCCCTCTGGCAGCCCGGAAACCACAAAACTGGTGAGGTGTTCCGCACTAACGCTGGGGACGGCCTCGGCCCTGAGTGGGAACAGGTGTGGCGGGTGTATCAGGACTACGACAATGCCGTGTATCCCGACGTCGCCCCCGGCGAAAGCGCGTGGCTGACATTCAATATTCCCTATCATGGTACCACACCCGAAACCGCCCTGCCGTTCGTACCCGGCCAGCCCGCACACGCTATATATCATGTAGGGGAATACATGATATTCACGGACGGTTATACCTACAAGTGCAAGCAAGATACAACATACAGCCCGTCTGAATATGCCGACGCCTGGGAAAAGGTGAGCACATGAAAGTTGGGGTAAATGGCGCAGTTAGGGATATCTCCGACTTGAAAGCTGGAGTAAGCGGCGCGGTTCGCTCTGCATCTGAAGTCTATGTTGGTGTAAACGGTGCGGTTAAAAAGGTATGGCCTTTATTGCCTATTGGCACACAATATGTTTTTGATACGGTGGGAAATGGAACATGGGAATGCCCCGTTTCTGGTAATTGGAAAATTGAATTACATGGTGGCGGAGGCGGTGGCTCTCGCGGTGAACTGGGTTCTTTTTCTGTTGGAGCTGGAGGCGGCGGTTCAGGTGCTGAAGGGGTTTTTCGCTTAACAAGCGGTGTTGCTTATGATTACACTGTGGGTAAAGGTGGTGCACGTTCTTCTAAAGGAGAAAAAACTATTTTCGGTGAACATAGCATTACCGGCGGTGGGGCTGGCCCTTATTCTATGTTGGACCGTGCTGCAATTGGTGTTCCTAGTGATGGATTAACAAGTATTGCCTCTGCTAATAATAGCAAAATAGGGGGCTTTGGAAATATAAATAAGACTTCTCAAACATATGGGAATGGCGGAGATGGCGGAACATCTAGTTATCCTACTTCAAATACAGCCGGGAAAAATGGCGCTATTATTTTAACCTATATGGGGTGAATTTATGATTCTTCAAGAAAAGTTTAAGGTGCATTAAGTCTAGTAATGTGAAGGTGCAACTCATGCTCTACACAGGCACACTACTCCGCGCCGAAATCTACTACGACCACGTTTGAGGTAACTACATGAACATCATCATCTACGCCATTTGCAAAAACGAGGCACAATTCGCCGAGCGGTTCATGGGCTCATGCGCGGAGGCCGACGGCGTGTATGTGCTCGACACAGGCAGCACGGACGGGACACCGGAGCGGCTGCGGGCGTTGGGGGCCATTGTGCGCGAGCAGACTATCACGCCCTGGCGCTTTGATGCGGCGCGCAATGCCTCGCTTGACATGCTGCCCCTGGACGCGGACATCTGCATCTGTCTCGATCTCGACGAGGTGCTCTGCCCCGGCTGGCGCGAGGCGCTGGAGGCGGCCTGGACGCCCGGCACTACGCGGGCGCGGTATACCTACGTTTGGAGCCACACGCGCGACGGGGGAGACGGCGTAGTGTTCTTCGCGGACAAGATCCACTCCCGGCACGGCTATAGCTGGACGCACCCGGTACATGAGGTGCTGGCGACGGAGCGGCCGGAGAGCTGCGTCACCGTCCCCGCGCTGCGCGTGGAGCACTGGCCGGACAGCAGCAAGAGCCGCGGACAGTATCTCCTGCTGCTTGAGCTCTCCGTCGCCGAGGACCCGGATGACGATCGCAACATGCACTACCTCGGGCGGGAGTACATGTACCACGGGCGATGGGGCGCGGCCATGGAGACGCTCATGCGGCATCTGGCAATGCCCTCGGCGCGCTGGGCGGCGGAGCGGGCGGCGAGCATGCGCTATATAGCCCGCTGCTGCGAGGCGCTGGGCGACTGGCGGAGCGCGGTCCACTGGCTCGAGCGCGCGGCGGACGAGGCCCCAGGCCAGCGCGAGGCCCCGTATGCGCTCTCCATGCTCTACTACCGGCGCGAGGAGTGGCCCCTGTGCCGCTACTGGGCCATGCGGACGCTGCATATCGGCACGCGGGACAACAACTACATGACCGAGCCCGAGGCCTGGGGCGCGGAGCCCTACGACCTCATGGCGATATCAAGCTGGTACCTTGGACAGCGTGATGACGCTGTAAAAGCTGCCGAGCAGGCGCTGAAACTGGAACCGGGCAACGAACGGCTGCGGGAAAACCTTAGGTTAATGAGGTGAAACAGTGTGATATATACAGGCAAACTGCTGCGCGCTGAGATCTATGATGACCATACCAAGCCCTACACCAACGTCAAGGCCGTCTATGAGGCGCACAAAGACAAATACCCCGGCAAGCTCATAGTCACAAACGGGCACTGGTACAACACAAAGCTCGTGACTCCCTGCGGCAATTACAAAGTCAATGGCACGGTGCTTTCAAAGGAAAGCTGGATGGACTGGGGTTTTGGATGGGACACCGGGCCGATTATCACGATGAGGTCCACTATCCCCGTGATGGTAACTGACATGAGCAACGACAACTATCTCTCCACCCTGCCCCTGCTTGTCGGCGGAAAGAAGCGGGATGACGTAATCAAGAAGCAGGAGCCCAACGTCAAAGTGCCCACGCTTCGCACATGGTTCGGAGTGGACGCCAAAGGCAAGTGGACGGTCGAGGTCACAACCACCAATTATACGCTCGACGGCATAGTCGAGCGGATGCAGAGCCTCGGCATCGTGGACGGTATGGTGCTCGACGGCTCGGGCAGCTCTCAGTGCTATGATGGCACGACCTATCAGCGCGGCGACGGGCGCGACCTGTACAGCTTCCTACTGCTGTGGTTCGCGGAAGACGGCGGCACGGGCGGAGACGACACGGAAGACGACAAGGAGGAGATCACTACGACTACATACAAAACGGGGATAGATGTCTCTGAGTGGCAGAAGACAATCGACTGGGAGGCCGTCAAGGCGGCGGGCATTGAGTTTGCCATGATCCGCGCGGGCTACGGCCAGAACAATATCGACCCACAGTTCAAGCGCAACATCAGCGAGTGCAACCGCCTCGGCATCCCCTGCGGCGTTTTCTGGTTCTCTTATGCATATACAGAGGCCATGGCAATACGCGAGGCTGAGTATGCGCTGGCGGCAGTTGAGCCGTACAAGCTCGACTACCCTATCGCGTTCGATTATGAGAGCGACAGCGTTAAATACGCCAAGAAAAACGGCGTCGAGCCGGACAAGGCACACGTCACCGGCCTCGCATATGCGTTTTGCGGACGCATCGAACAGGCGAAGTATTATGCGATGATATACACCAACCCGAGCTATCTGAGCAAATACTTCGACAGCTATATCCCCAAAAACTACGACATCTGGCTTGCCCAGTGGCCGTCCAAGCCGGATCCCAGCAGCAAGCCCTCTCAGGCGGGCGGCATCTGGCAGTACACCAACTCCGGCAGCGTTGACGGCATATCCGTGCGCGTGGACATGGACGCGGCCTACTATGATTATCCCAGCATTATCAAGGCCAATGGCCTCAATCAGCCTGCTGCCGCACCCGAACCGGAGCCTGTGCCGGAACCTGATACGGAGAGCCCTGCGAAGTCTGAAAACGAGCTGGCGCGGGAGTGGGTTAAGGCGATGGGCATTTCCGACGGCGAGAACCCGGACGCAGCCTGCACGCGGCAGCAGGTGTGGACGATGCTCTATCGTGCACTCGGAATTTGATATCCGATAAAGAATAAGGAGGTTTTAAAGTGATTAACTGGAAAGTTCGCATTAAAAACAAAAACTTTTGGCTTGCGCTCATACCTGCGCTGCTGCTGCTGATTCAGGCCGTGGCGTATGTGTTTGGGTTCAGCCTCGACCTCTCCGAGCTGGGGGACAAGCTGCTGGCCGCGATAAACGCGCTGTTTGCCGTGCTCGCCATCCTCGGCGTTGTGACCGACCCGACCACGTCGGGCATTGGCGACAGTGAATTAGCTATGACATACGAAGAACCCAAGGAGGATTGATTATGGATGAGCCGATATCGCGCGGGGAGCACGAGGAATTTGCCCGGCGCATAGACGCACAGGAAAAGCGTCAGGACAGGCGGCTCGAACTCCTTGAAGAAAATGTGCGCGAAATCGGCGCCTTGACGGTTTCTGTTCAAAAGCTGGCACAGAGCTTGCAAAGCATGGTCAAAGAGCAGGAGCAGCAGGGCCGGAGGTTGCAGGCGTTGGAGAGCCGCGACGGAGAAAAGTGGCGGAAGCTCATGGGCTACATAGCCACGGCGCTGACCTCCGGTGCTGTGACGCTGCTGCTGTCGCACCTGGTAGGGTGATTCACGAAGGAGGTGAGCGGGTATGCCGAGCAGCATACTGAATACCGACATAATGTTCCCCAACCTGAGCGGGAAGAGCACGGAGCAGCAGGTATTCACGATAATGAACTACCTCTACATGCTCAAGGAACAGCTCACATACTCGCTCTCCAACCTCGGGCTCGACAACATAAACGCGAACTCCTTCAACGAAATCGCGGGGATCATCAATCAGCCTGTGATACTGCGGCTGGATGGTGTGGACGGCAGCCTGGCGGAAATAGACGTCAACCTCGGCATTATAAGCACTCAGCTCAAGGATGCGGAGGGCAACATCTCCACGCTCCAGCAGACGGCGGCGAGCCTCTCTACCCAGCTCGAGGACGCGGAGGGGAACATCTCCGCCATATATCAAATATCAGAAAGCCTGTCCACCCGCGTGGAGGACGCTGAAGGAAACATTACGACACTGTTTCAGACCTCTGACAGCCTGACAAGCAGGGTCACGAGCGCGGAGGGGAACATCTCCACGCTTCAGCAGACGGCGACTTCACTGACGTCGGATATTTCCGACCTTGAGGGGAACTATACGACGCTCCAGCAAACTGTGAGCGGGCTGAGGATAACGGCAAGCAACGGCACGCAGAGCAGCACGCTTACACTCACGAGCAACGGCGTGCAGCTCTCAAGCACCAACGTGCAGATCACGGGCATGGTGACGTTCAGCGACCTGAGCACGAGCGGACGCACCACCATCAACGGCGGAAACATCACCACGGGCATTATCAGCGCCATAGACATATCCAGCGTGACGATAGACGGCTCGTCGATCACTGGCTCGACCTTTGAGACGATACTCTCCGCCTACGGCGTGGGCGGGGAGATCCAGTGCTATTATTTATCAAACACGAGCAGCACGTATTTAGCCGGCGGCCTGCGGCTTGACGACGAGGGCGGCAGCGGAGATTCACAATACCGCTTGTTTCTGTATACCAAGACCGCGCTGGGCGTGTCGTTCGCACTTAAACTTGAAAGCGCGGGAAGCATGAGCCTTGAGAGCGGGGACAGCCTGTGGATGTACGCGCCAAACACCGTGCAGATAACGGGAAATACCATAAATCTGAATGGCACCGTGCGCGTCAATGGCACGGTGATAGGATAGGAGAATCAATATGACCACTCTGAAACAGTGTATAGCGGCCTGGCAGGCCCTCCGCGCCATTGCAGGTCAAGCCACAGATTACAAGAGCGCTCACGCCCTGATGCTGCTCATGGCACGCCTGCGGCCTCATGTAGCCTATTTCAGCTCAACGGAGATGGATCTGGTGAAGAAATATGCGGAGCTTGACGCCGAGGGGGACCCGGTCTACGAGGCGCCGGGGCGCGTGCGCTTCCGTAATGCCAAGGATCTCGCGGCCTTCACTCGTGAGCGTACGGAGCTCGACGACGTTGAGCTTGGTGAGGAAATCATCCGGGCGAAGATAGCGCCGCCCGCGGCAATATCCCCTGAGCAGCTGGAGGCGCTTGCGCCTTACGTGGATATCAAGGAGGGGACGGCATGAGCCTGCCAGGCATGCTCTATGGCTCCGGCATAGGGAAGTACAATCAGACAAGCTACGGGGGCTACAACCACAACCTCTCCGCGATGGACGGGCAGATCTACGACATGACGAACATGTCCAGCGATTATGCGCCCCTGCTCAGTCCACGGGCTCAGCGCTACATAACACGCACCCTTGCACAGCCGAACGGCCTCTACGCCAACGACGGCCTCTATTGGGTGGACGGGACGGCCTTCTACGCCGACGGAGTATCACGCGGTACGGTGAGCGCCGGCCGCAAGACCTTCGCGGCGCTGGGGGCCTATATCATTATCATGCCCGACATGGCCTATTACAACAAGCTCACGGGGGAGTTCGGCAGCCTCAATGCGAGCTGGACCGGCGCAGCGCAGATCGTGGACGGGACATACGGCGGCGAGACGGCCAAGAGCAACACCATCGAGGCCTCGGACGTGGACTTCACGACGCTCTTCAAGGCCGGCGACGGCATAACGATAAGCGGGGCCACGGTGCACCCCGGGAACAACAAGACCATCATCGTCCGCGAGGTCACTGCGACGAAACTTGTGTTCTACGAGAATAGCTTCGTGATAAACGACGGAGGGGACGCGGAGACGGCGCTCACGCTCTCGCGCGAGATGCCCGAGATAGATTTCCTCTGCGAGAACGAAAACCGCCTCTGGGGCTGCAAGGGGGACACGATATACGCCAGCAAGCTCGGCGACCCGTTCAACTGGAACGTGTTCGACGGCCTCAGCACGGACAGCTACGCCGTGCAGGTGGGCAGCGCCGGGGACTTCACGGCCTGCTGCTCCTACCTTGGGTATGCAATTTTCTTTAAGGAAGAGATGATATACAAGGTCTACGGCTCGGCGCCCTCCAATTTTCAGGTCATGGGCAGCGCCTCGCTGGGTGTGGAGGCCGGCAGCAGCTTGTCGCTGGCCATTGCGGGCGAGATACTTTTCTTCCTCACACGGGCGGGCATCGTGGCCTACTCCGGCGGCACGACGCAGAGCGTGGCCTCAGCTTTCGGGCTCGAGCGCTATCACAACGCCGTGGCCGGCAGCGACGGGCTCAAATACTACGTCTCAATGCAGAACGAGGCGGGGGACTGGAATCTCTTCGCGTACGACACACGCCTCGGCATCTGGGAACGCGAGGACGACACGCAGGCACTCGGCTTTGCTTGGGACTCCAACCTCTATTTCCTCGACGCGGACGGGACGCTCTGGCTCAACGGGAGGCCGAGAACGGTGCCGGAGGGCGCGACGCTGGAGGACCCCGTGCAGAGCATGGTGGAGTTCGGGGAGTTCGTAGACAACGACCCGAACAAAAAGCAGATTGCAAAACTACAGGTACGTATCTCCATCGACGCCGGGGCGAGTGTGACCTTCTGGATGATGTTCGACAGCTCCGGAGAGTGGGAAGAGATAAGCACCATCGAGAGCCAGGTGCTGCGGAGCTACTACCTCCCGCTGGTGCCGCGCAGGTGCGACCACTACAAAATCAAAATTACCGGTATCGGCGGCTGGCGGCTGTACAGCATGACCCGCGAGGACGCGATAGGCAGCGAGCTCCGCAGCACGACCGGGCGGCAGTAAGGAGGCAAGGATATGGCCATAAACACACTCACGACTCCGACGACCAAGAGCCGATATACCTACGACCAGTTCAGGCAAGCCGCAGAGCAGAGCGGCCTGCTAGGCGAATTCTCGGACGCCGACCTCTCGCTGGCACAGCGCAACCCCGACGCCGGCATGTCGCTGCTCAGCTACAAGCGCGACTGGCACAATGCCACCACGGACGCGGACAGGCAGCTCGCGAACCTCGGGGCCGAGAGCATCCGCGGCAGTTACGGCAGCTATACCGGCGGCTCAGACGGCGGCAACTATTATCTCGAGCCGCTGAGCCCGAACATGTTTGAGTACCCGAGCGCGCCGAGCTTCTCCGGCGGCAGCAACGCCGGCACGGTGAACGATCTGTATGATCAGATGCTGAATTACGGGGACTTCACATACGACTCTGCACCGGAATACACAAACCGCTGGGACGACACCATCCTCGGACTCATTGACGAGATACTCGGGCGCGAGGATTTCTCATATGACCCAAACACTGATCCCCTGTACAGCCAGTACCGCAAGGCCTACATACGCGAGGGAGACCGCGCGGCGGAGGACGCGCTGGGCGCAGCGGCTGCTGCGAGCGGCGGCCTGCCTTCAAGCTACGCGCAGACGGCGGCATCGCAGGCGGGCAACTACTACGCGGCCCAGCTCACGGACAAGATACCGGAGCTCCAGCAGCTCGCCTATCAGATGTACCTGAACGACTACAACATGCTGCTCTCCGACCTCGGCGTGGTTCAGGGGCAGGAGGCCTCGGACTACAACAAGTACCTCACGGACCTCAACCAGTACAACACCGATCGAGACTTCGATTACGGTGCATGGCTCGACCGCTACAACATGCTCGGAAACAATCTGCAGGCCGGAATGAACCTTGACTCACAGGAGCTAGAGCAGTATCTTGCGGAGCTGCAGCAGTACAACACGGACCGTGACTTCTACTATGGGCAGCTGCTCGACGAGATAAACGACCAGACGAATGATTTCGGGACTCTCGTTGACATGGCTCAGCTCGGTGCCAGCTACGGCGATTATCGCGGGCTGGAGGACCTCGGCATTCAGATCCCGACACCGAGCGGCTACATAGGCTCCACGCTTGAAACAGAGGGCACGACGGACACGTCGGCGGAAAGCGCCGGAACAATGACGGCGAGCACATTTGTGGGGCAGCTCAACCGTATACCGGGCCTCACGGAGGAAAACAAGGTAGCAATGGCAATAGACGCGCGGGACAACGGCCGACTGAGCGAGGACGAGTTCAACCGCGTGCTGGACATGCTGGGGTACTGACATGACAACGGAAGAACGTATTCAGAGCGCCCTCAAAAAGGCGCGGGAAAATGATGCAAACAACCGCGACGCACGCCGCTTGCCGAGCTCTTCGGCAGGCGGCGCCGGCGCAAGCACGGACAGAGCTCAGCAGGCTTTGGCCTCGGCAAGACAGAAGGACAAAACATCGAGCAGGCAGCTCACACACTCGCGCACGCCGTCCAGCACACAGACTTCAACCTTGCCGAGCATCGCCACGGGGGCCGGCAACACCGTCGAGAGCGTCCTCGGGCGCTTTTCCGGCCGCGGCGGCATCGAGGCCATAAAGTCCCCGGATAGCTGGAACGATACCGGGGACGCAGAGCTGGGGCTGAAAGCCTGGAGCAATCAGCTGGATGGCTATGAAAAAAAGCTCACAGAGCTGAGCGGCAGCATAGCCAATGCTGAAAATCGGCTCAAGAATCTCCAGACTACTGTGAAAACCGCGGAGGATGCAGCCGCCTATGATGAGCTCTATGCCGGCTATGAAAAAATGATAGCCGACTACAACGGCGTTGTGAACGACATCAACCGCGTGCAGGACAAGTACAGCGCGGGGGTCGAGCGGTATCGGAATATCCTCAGCGGGGGCATGGAGAGAGCCGACGCGGCAGCGGCGGAGGCCAAGAGACTCGAGGATGAGAACAGCCGCCTACAGCAGCAGGCCAACCTCATCCGTATCTACGAGATGAGCGGGACGAGCTCCAGCTCGGCGGCTGCGCCTATCGAGGCCCAAATCGAGCAGAATGCCCAGCGTATAAAAGAGCTCCAGGCCGAGGAGAACCAGAACAAGATGCAGTATTACAGTTCTCTGGCTCTCATGGAGGACTATGCGGGCCTCTCGAGCCCGGCGTCTGTGACTGGTGACTCGCGATACGAGTATATAAACGACATCGACAATGCCCGATACAGAAACGAGCACACAACAGACCCAAGCGGCGCGCCAGTAGCACTCAGGAGATATCAGTACCTCACTGAGGATGAGATAAAAATATATAACTATCTCTACGCCTCCCAAGGCAAAGACGCCGCTGATCGCTTCCTTGAAGATATGGGCCCCGCACTGACCGAACGGCAAGGTGCGGCTCAATATGAGGAGCTGGGCGCGTTGGGGAAGGCGCTCTACTGGATCCCCGCCGGCCTGGATCAGTTCGGCAGCGGCATACGGCAACTATTCCAGCGTGAGGCCGTGCCAGTATCGTCGACGCAGATCACCTCACAACTCATACAGCAGGAAGCACAGGAGAAGAGCCCGGTGCTCGGGACACTCTATACCTTGGGCACAACACTCTCGAACATGGCTCCGAGTATTCTTGCCAGCGCGCTCGGCAGCTGGGCACTCGGAGCGGCGGGGCTGTCAGCCGGCACGGCATCGGCTATCGGCAGGGCGGCGGGCGGCACGGCGCTGGGCGCTTCTGCGGGCGGTAACGCCTATACGCAGAAGCTGAACGAGGGCTACAGCTCCGAGGCGGCGCAGAACTATGCGACGCTTGTCGGCGCGAGCGAGGGCGCGCTGCAATACCTCCTTGGCGGCATTGGCGCCCTGAGCAAGAGCGGCACCGGACGCATCGCCGCCAAAATCGCCGGGCTGGACAATGCACTGGGCCGTGTGGCGCGCACGGTGAGCGGCAGCACGGCAGCACGGCTGCTGGGCAGCATGATATCCGAGGGCACGGAGGAGGGCCTGCAGGAGCTGCTGGAGCCCGCCTTTGCGGCCATAATCTTCGACGAGGAATATGAGGCCGACTTTGAGGACGCGGCGTATGCGTTCCTCCTGGGCGCGCTGAGCGCTGGAATAATAGAGGGCCCGGCGGCCATTGCTTACGCGCGGCGGCCGGCGGGCTTTTCCTTCCGGGATATGGACGGATATGCCGATAATGGTGTAGACTACTTTGAAGGTGCGAACACGCTCGAGGAGGTCGAGGCGCGGTACCGTGATCTCGCGCGGCAGTATCACCCGGACTTGGGCGGCGACGCGGCCACGATGGCCGAAATCAACCGCCAGCGCACGATGGCGCGCGCGTTCTTCCGCGGTCGGGCCGAGGCGGCTGCGGAAAACGATACGGCAGACACGACGCCGGAGGCGGCCGCAAACACGGAGCGCGCAGACGGCGTGATCCGCCGCTTGACGGCGGGCCGGACCACGGAGGAGACCGCGCCCGAAACAGCGGGAGCCCAGATAGAGGACCAGCCCTACGCGGAGGCGGGCGGCATTGTTTTGCCGACGGCTGATACCGCCGGCGACTTCTCACCACGTGCAGAGACTGGGGCAACGGAAACGCCAACCTTGGAAGCTCCGCGCGCGGCGGCGCCTGAAACAAATGCCGCGGGGAATATCGTTCTCCCCACGGCGGAAGAAATAATGAATGGAGGCATACAGAATGGACAGCAGGGACAACAATGGCAGCAATGGGGAGACCAGGTATCAGATGGAGACGGAGGACGGTTTTCTGGTCAGCGTGCCGGAGTCGAAGCTGGAGAGCTGGCTCGAGGCGCAGAGCAAGCCGCCCGCCCCACTCAGCAGGTCGGAACAGCTCTTGCTCGACAGGCTCGTGTCCGAGGTCTACGGCTCGAAAGAGTAAGCAGCGCCAGCCTCGGCCTTGAGAACGGCACAGAGGCGCGCTCGCTTCAGGTGATCCCGGAAGCGGCCTATGATGATGAGCTGAGAGCGGTCTCGGCTGACGTATACAGGCGGACGGGCCAGCGGGTAACCTTCGTTGCCGGGAACATACAGGTGCGCGCAGTGGGCAAGACGCGCGCTGTGCGCGGCGTTTGGACGCCTGGGGGCATCTATGTGCAGGCGGACAATGCGGGCTATTCCGCGGCGCAGATAGCCGCACATGAGGTATATCACGATCTGGCGGCGAACACTCCGGGGCTTGACGCGGATGTAAAGCAGCGCATCATCGAGCGGTACGGCGAGGACGAATTCCGGCGTGTGGCTCAGGTGTACATAGAGCGGCTGCGCGGCGTATACGACGTGCCGGATGGCGCGGAGTATGACCCGGCGCTCATGGACACATACTTCGCCTCGATACTCCAGGAAATTTACGCCGACGCCTATGCGGGCATCAACGCCTTCGGAGCTCATGCGGAGCGGTTCGCGGATGCAGCGCGCGTGACCGTCGCTGAACGCACGGGCATGGCCACCGGAGAAACTGAGGCGGCCACGCGCAACCGTACCGGGCCGCCTGCGGAGCGGAACGGCGTTGGCTATATTACAGAAGAAAAAGAGACGACTGCAGTGAAAGCCAAGAACCCGTCGCCGGGAACCGACAGCAGCACTGCAACCGTCTCCACGAGTAGTGTAGCAGAGAATGCTCTGCCTGTCAAAGAGGGAGAAAAAAGAACCAATACATGGTTACAGGGAGTCCGGCTCCAATTGCCTTCGTATGATACCATGTATGGTCCTATTGGCAGCATATCATACGACGACGACTACGTCAACATACATGGTGCTCCCTGGAATGAGCTTGCCGACAGTGAAAGCGACGCCGGGGAGAGCGTCAACAACAGGTATTCGGAGGATGAGCCAGAGCGGTACAGCGTTGACGAGGAGTACGCAGCAGAGCTGGAACTGTGGAACAGGGACGGCAGGCCGGGCGGCGAGGTGTTTGTACTGGGCTCGACGGGCGAGGCGCTGCAGGGGCTGGGGGCCATGGAGCAGGATATCTACCTGCGCAGCGAGAAAACTAATGCCATACTGGACGCGCACCCGGAAATGACGCTCAGCGAAATAAAGCGCATACCGGAAATTCTGGACGACCCGGTGCTTATAGCAAAGAGCGCAGGGGAAGGGCGTGGAGGGCGGAATTCGCGCCTGACAATAATGGGCAGCCTGCGCGCTCAAAACGGTAAGCCGATCATGGCTGTGCTGGATTTGCGGCCTATCGAAGGGCGGCTGCTTGTAAATGACATGCAGAAAATAAACAGCGCTTATACCAGAAGCAACGCCGCCAACTATTTGCGCAGGAGCGAAATCCTGTTTGCAGACGAAAAAAGAACCATTCCGCTTCTTCGCTCGGCTGGGCTTACAATAGCGTCCCAGCGGCTTCTGCGTCATGGTTCTATGGGCAGTATAACATACAGCGGAAATGACGTCAATATCGAAGGCGTGCCGTTTGACGAGGTAGTGGGCGCGGCGCAGCCGGAGCGGTATAGTGTAGACGAAACCACGGACAAAGAGGTCGTACCTGACTACTTCCGGGGGAATCCCTACTGGCTGGAGACTGAGCACGCGGCGAAGGCGGCGGGGTATCCCGAGATAGACGGCGTGCAGATAATGCCGTACAAGACCTGGGTGCGCTCCAAAGAGCAGGGAAACTATGGCTTCGTAGTTGGCCTCGCTCCGCGGGACAGACTTGTCGTATCCTTCTGGAACAAGGACAGCGGCAAGCGCGCCGTTGTGCCTCTTGAGCAAACGGACATCGAGCCTGTGCAGGGCGCGTACCAGATGGAGCAGAACGAGCTTGCTTCGTTGCTCGAGTCAGAGCCTGAGGCTGTGGAGCGTATGGAGCTTTCGCCCGAGGACGAGGCGGAATACCAGCGCTGGCTGACGGAGAAGTACGGCTTCAAGGCTGGTGTCAGGGCGAACACTGCGCTGCTGGCGCTCCCCAAAAAAGCGCAGACGGAGTATAAGAGAAGCGTCTCGCGCCTGGTGAATGACCTCGGGAAGAGCCTGGGCGTGCCGTATCACGCGGGCCGGAGCGAGCTGCGCCCGACAGCCGAGCAGATAGCGGACGAATATTTCCGCGAAGGGACCGTATCTGAGGAAAGCGGCGCCGAGCTGTTCGAGGAAGCCTATGCCAACGGTATCATAAGAGACGATGAGTTTTACCGCGAAAACAAGCCCATACTTGACTACCTCCGGACCACGCCAATAAGAGTTAGCGAGACAGTTAAAAGCGACATAGCGGATTTCAACGACTGGAGGAAAAGACAATTCGGACGTCTGCGCATAAGTGAAGATGGGCGCGGTGTGGATCAGGTTTACGGTGAACTGAGCGAGATGGCGCCGGGATTCTTTCCGGAAGATATTACAAATCCAACGGACCAGCTTGAGCGTATTGCAGATGTCGCCGACAGTATACGTATCTCGGAGCGAACGCTCGACGAGTATTACGGCCCCGACGCTGCGGAATATAAACGCTGGGCCTATGATGAGTTCAAGCAGCAGATTGGCCGCGCCTATGAGAGCCTGCGCACGGTCCGGCAGATAGCACTTGAGCAGGACGCCAAGCGGGCGGAGCTTGAGCGACTACTGGAGATAGCCGAAACCGGCCCGACTGAGGGAGAGCTGGACAGGGTAAAAAGACTATGGGATGAGGGCAAAAAGGCGCGGCGGGCCTATGAGCGCGCCGTGCGGCGCAACCTCCTGAGCGACAGGGACAGGCAGCTGCTTGGCCAGCTCATGCGCGGGGAGATCAGCGCCGAAGACATCCCGTCCACCGCAAACCGCGCAGGCATTGCGGAAATATACGCGGCCAAGCGGGAATATGAGGCCTTCGCCGGCGCTCTGAAGGAATTCAACACAAAGCGGCGCGCTGCTCTCCGCGCACAGGCTGACGACATACTGGCGGGCGCAAGCCGGATGAAGGACAAGCGCCGCGGCGCGTCCTATATGCGCGAGACACAGGAGCGGAACGCCCGCTATGTTTTTGACGGCCCGACGGCGGAGAAGATCATCGAGACATATTTCACGCCGGTACACAAGAACGAGGCGCGCCGCACGGTATACAAGACGCAGCTGCGCGACAGAGTGAGAGAACTCGACCTTGACAGAAAGGCCCGCAAGGGCGATGCGGTGAGCGAGGCCGCGGCTGTGCAGATATACGGCGAGGCCCTGGACAACATCTCCATGATAGAGGAGCAACTCAAACGAGGGGGCAGCGATTGGCGCAACGGCCACAGCCTGAGCGAGTGGCGCGCGCTGGTGGACGACCTCTGGGCCAAAAGCCCGGGCCTGGACAAGGAGAAAATCACAGCCGCCGTCGAGGAGTTCCGGAAAATCTATGACGAGCTGTTCTCGCTGATGAACCAGGTACGCATACGAAACGGCTATGAGCCTGTGGACTACCGGCACGGATATTTCCCGCATTTTGATGATGCGAAGGGGGAAAGCCTGCTGGGCCGGGCCTTCAAGGCCGCAAATATGAAGGATGTGCCGCTGAAGGACCGCCTTGCCGCGCTCGTCGGCAAGGGGCTGGACGTAAACACGGAAGTGAACGCTCTGCCTACATCCATAAGCGGCCTGACGCACACCTTCAAGCCCGGCATACGCTGGGTCGGGAATATCATGCAGAGACAGGGCTTCGACACCACCTTTGACGCGGTGCAGGGCTTCGACCGGTATATCGAGGGCGTGAGCGATGTCATCTATCACACCGACGATATACAGCGGCTCCGGGCTCTGGCCTCGCAGATACGATACCGAACTTCTGAGCCGGGTATACAGGCGCAGGTAGACGAGATAAGGGCTGATTCCCGGTTGACCGAGGAGCAGAAAGATGAGGCGGTACGAAAGAAGCAGGAGGAGGGAAGGTATGAACTCTCAAACTATGTCAACAACATAGAGGAATATACCAACCTCCTGGCGAACAAGCGCAGTGCGGCGGACAGAGGCATAGAGTTTTTTGCAGGTCGGGACTTCTACAACTTTTCGAAAGCCCTTGAAAACCGAGTGGCCGCGAACATGGTGGCAGTAAACCCCGGCTCCTGGCTTACGAACTTCATCCCGATATCTCAGGCCTGGGCCGAGGTGAGCGCTGGGGACATCCTGACAAGCATGCGCGACACGCTGAGTGCGATGGTCAAGGACGACGGCTTCCGAACCAAATCTGACTTCCTGACCAACCGCATGGGCTCTGATCCTCTCGTGCTTAGCTGGACGCAGGATGCCTCTAAAATCCTCACGAAGCCAATGGAATGGATAGACATGTTTACCTCCGAGACCGTGGTCCGCGCGCGGTACAATTCTAATCTCAAGCTGGGCATGAGCGAGCCGGCGGCCATGGAGGAGGCGGACAGCTTTGCGGCCAGCCTCATCGCAGACCGCAGTAAGGGCGCGCTGCCCACGATATTCGAGTCCCGCAATCCCTTTACAAAGCTATTCACGCAGTTCCAGGTCGAGGTAAACAACCAGCTGTCATACCTGTATAGGGACCTGCCCAGGAATCTCAAGGAACGGGGCAAAAAGTCGCTTGCCGTGGCTCTGCTCAAGTTCATGCTCGGAGCCTGGTTGTATGATGAACTCTATGAGGCAATAGTCGGACGCCGCCCGGCGCTAGACCCACTGAATATGCTCAATGAGCTTTCGGGAGACCTCTTTGGCTATGCGCTGCCGAACACCATTGAGCTGGCCGTGGACATGATAACCGGTAATGACGTTTCCTTAGCAACGGAAAGGACTGACGCGGCGACGGCGCTTGCGAACTTCGGGAAAGAGCTGGGCGGTCAGCTGCCTTTCATAGGCGGACCTGTGTTCGACGGCGGGCGCCTGCCTATACAGTCGGCGTTTAAAGACCCCTTGGCATACCTGCTGCTGCCGTTCGGAGGAGGGCAGCTGTCAAAGTTCGTAAAGGGCGTGAACGCTGTGGCTGAAGGGGGCGTATACGGCGAAGACGCCGAGAGTAATCCTACGCTCAAGTACCCTGTGGAGAGGAATGTCAAAGATGCTTTGACAGCCATGGTCTTCGGAACGACCTCCACGAAAGGCGGGCAGGAGTGGATAGACAGGGGCTTTGGAGGCTTCTCAGCCAAGCAAACCGCCGCCTATGCCGCGCTGCTCGGCGGCGGCGTAGATGCTTATGATGCCTTCGACGTGGTAATGGATATCAAGGGTACGGAGAAAACGGAGACGCAGAGTGCAAATGACATAAAACGCGAGAAGATATCTGCCCTGGATATATCCGACGAGCTCAAGGCGACGCTGTACAGCAACCTCATAACCGATGACTATGACGAGGCTATTGACGACATGCTGCGACGCAGTGTAGACTGGGACGGCATCATGGGCGTGGTCACCAACAGCAAATATGGAGTTGAGCGGTACAACAAACTCGTTGATGCGGGCGTCAGCCCCGGCAACGCAGCCCGGATAACCGAGGCACTGTATTCTCTTGAGCCGGAGGATGGCAAAAAGAGCGTGTCGCAGGTACAACAGTACGGTGCAATAGACAAGCTGGACGGGCTCACTGACGAGGAAAAGCTCGCGGCCATAGGGACGATCATGGGAACGGACGCGACCACAGAGAGCGGTAATCCCTCACAATACTCCAAGTTGACGGACGCTATCGAGTCCGGGCTCAGCCTGACCGACGCGCTTGAGCAGAGGGAGAACGGGACGCTTGACGACTATCTGGTATTCTACAGTGCCGGAATGAAGTCAGATGCGGCCGTTGATGCGGCGGAAACACTTGACGCCATGCCTGAGGATGCTTCCACCGTCGAGCGGTATTTGGCGATTGCGGAGATGCCGCTGAGCGAGAGGGACAAGGACGCCGCGCTTTCGGCGATAATGTCCGACAGCGCCTACGAGAAGTACCAGGCGGCGCGCAGCAAAGGCATCGACACATATGAGTATGTGGCCTTCCTGCGTGCGATAAGCGACTTCTCCGGAGACGGAAAGCAGCAGCGCGTGTGGGATTATATCAACAGTCTGCCGCTGAGTACGGCGCAGAAGGACCAGCTCCATTATGCAGCCGGGTACAAGGAAAGCTCGCTTGCAAAAACACCATGGCATTAAGAAAAGCGCCGGGGGCGGCTGCCTCCGGCGCTTGTTTTTTAAAACGGTCAGTCTTTGTCCCTGCAAGAATCATAGATCTTCTTGGTGTGGACGCAGACGGCTTCCCGGATACAGGCCGAGCTGTCCACCGGGCCGGGCAAAACCCTGTCTGCCATGTTGTTTCCTCCTCTGAGAAGATTTGAAGCGGACTTCAATACAGTCTATGCGCCGCGCCCCCGCTTGTGAAAATAAATAATCTGTACCGCGGCGCGAATGTGTGGTATAATAACTCACAAGCTGTTGACCGGCGCGGAAGGGAGGACGAAAATATGGACAACTTCGGTTTTATTCACGGGGAGCTGGACACCAAGATACTCATCCTCTTCATCCTCCGCCGCCTGCCGAGGCCGGTGGACGCGGACACGCTGGCGGAGCTCTGCTTCTGCGACACGGGCGTGAGCTGGTTTGACTACTCCCAGTGCCTCGCCGACCTCGTGGACAACGGCCACATCGACAAGCTGGAGAACAGCCGCTACATGATAACCGAAAAGGGCATCCGCAACTGCGAGGCCGCGGAGACCAGCCTGCCGTTTTCCGTCCGCTCCAAGGCCGAGCGGCTGATAAAGCCCATCGCCGCCCAGATGCGGCGCGATGCGCTCATCGTTGCCGAGCACACGGTGGAGAAAAACGGCTGCTTTGTCAAGCTCTCGCTCTCGGACGGCGAGGGGGATATAATAAACATGACCGTCCTCGTCTCGGACGAGTCCTGCGCCAAGGACATAGAAAAGCGCTTTCGCCGCGACGCGGAGATCATGTACGGCAAGATAGTAAACTTACTGACGGATGGAGCGTTGGACAA